CTGGAGCCTTTCAAAGATTAGGTGTTTCTGCAGGAAATTTGGCGGACCCATTCGCTTTAATGAATCAATCAATTAATGACCCATCGGGTTTACAAACTAGTTTATCTGAAGTTGCAAAACAGTTTACTGAATTTGATGAAAAAACAAAAACATTTAAAATAAATCCTCAAGGTGTTTTAACACTTAGAGAAATGGAAAAACAAACTGGTGTTAGTGCTGTGGAAATGAGTAAAATGGGTCTTGCCGCGGCAGACTTAGATAGAAGACTTTCTGCTATTAGTCCATCGCTTGATTTTGAAGATGAAGAAGATAAGAAACTTATCGCCAATATGGCCACTATGGATAAAAGTGGTGAGTACACAGTACAACTTAAGAATGACAAGACTGGTGAAATTGACAGAATTAAATTAGGTGAATTAACAAATGAACAACTTATCGCCTTAAGAAAACAACAAGAGGAATCACCAAAAACTTTAGAAGATATTCAAAAGACCCAATTAAATGTTGTAGAGAACATTGATAGGACTCTCTCAAGTAATGTTGCAAAAGGTACGTTTGGTGTTGCAGGTTCTTCGGTTGTTAGAGGTAATTACACGGGAGCTGATAGAATTAGCCGAGCAGTTAGTAGTTCTGTTGACAATGCGGTACCTGAAAGTGCGGTAATTATAGACAACGTTAATAACGCAATTGAAAAAATGAGTGCGTTATTTATGGCTAAAGATGCAAATAAAATAAGTGCTGACGATTTTGCTAAAAAATTAGCATCACTTGAGGATACTATTCTAAAAGATGCAAATAGTTTAGGTGAAAAAGGAATGAATGCATTTAAAGATATCATTGCAGAATCAAGTAAAAAAGTTACGGGAAATAGTGGTATTGAAAAAGAATTTAGAAGTTTAAGTCAAGAAATTTTAAGTGCAACAGGTAAACCAGTAACCGCAACAGAACATCTTAAAAAGAAAGCTGAAGAGGAAAAATCGTTATCGTATGCCGATATTATAGGTAGAAAAAGTCAAAGTCCTACCGAAAAAACAGGTGCTGGTACATCAACAAACAGTGGAACATCAACAAATAAAGTTGATGTTGGAGGTACTATAACATTTAAATTTGATTTACCTCCAGGTACAACACTTAACCAACAACAATTAAACGCTGCGTTTAATAGTGAAGAGTTTAAACAATATATTGCCAACCTTACAAAGAAAAATTCTTCAGAAAACAAAGGGTCTGGTGTTGTATCCTACGGACGATAATAAAACATTAGATTGAAGAATAAAAAATACAAATTAACCTATTTATTAAGAAACGTATAAATGGGTAGTCCGTTAGATTATATAAGTACCGAGGTTTTTAGAAAAAAACTAATTGTCCGAAATTTAGTACCATATGCTAAATCACCTAGTCCTGCGACCCCGCCAATAACTTTTGAGGTTATACAAAGAGATTTAACACCTGTTGATAGTCCTGATTTTCTAATTGATACTCCATACATCGCCAATTCACAATTTTATCCACTTAACAAGTGGGGAAATCAAGGGGGATACTACCAAGCACCCGACCTTACAGGTAATTTAAATACAACATCAAATCAAGGTGAATATGGACCTGGTCAACAGGATGCTTATATTGTGAACACAGGATTTGCGGCAACTCAAAAATGGAGACCATTAAATGCGTATTCAAGCCCAAACAACTTTGATGCTGGTGAAGCTGTTACTAGTTTAGAAACTGTTAGACCTGACCAAGATAGACTACCAAACGGTCAACCTTACTTTACATTTGTACCTTCATCGTATAGACCTGTTTCAATCTTATTAAATCCCGACCCACAGGGTAGTGATGGTTTATTAAGTGATGACTCCTTTATAGCTCGATTGGGGGCAAAAACTTTAAAGAAAGAGTTCCAAGACCGTATTGGTAGAGAGTTATTAAGACAAACTCTTGGTCGTGCCAACATATTAAATGTTAATAGTGGTACAAACCTTGTTAATATTTTAACAGGTCGAGTTCCTTTAATTGAACCAAATTATAACATTACGGTACCGTCAAATCCATTGGGTGCTGCTGCCGACTTTGCTCTTAGATTAGGGGGAAGTACTTTACCGTTCTCAACAATTCCTGGTTCTTATTTTGACCAAAGTATTAATCCACCACAACCAACAACAATACAACAATCATTGTTGGCAAACCCACTTGCGGTTGGAGGAAAATTTATTAGTAATTTATTAGGTGCTAGTAAGACAGGTACACAAATATTCTACGAAAATACGGGCCAAGGTCAAAAATCTATTTTATTTAAAAATCTTAACTTTAATAAATTTAAACCAAACTACGATAGAACTCTATTAGATAGATTGGGTGGTGCAATTGTCGGGACTAATACAAATAACTCCAACTTTTATGTTGGTAGTACATCTTCAGACCCATCAAGAATATTTTCACCATCAGGGTCGTTACCAAATGATGCGTTTGGTAATGAACAACAAGACCCAGTTTATGGACCATCTGAGTTAGCTCAGTTATATGAAGGTCCAAGTAAAGAGATTAGACTTGGTGCTAACGGCCCAACATATAGTAATGGTGGTGGTATTGAAGGTGGATTCACATGGGTGTCTCCAAAGTATAAAGGTAATGCTGGTAAAAAAGTTGGTGTTGGAGGTTTAATAACAGACCAAGACTCGGACTTTAAACCATCGTCTTATAACTCAACAGAGTCCACAGAAAGAACTTTTAAGGAAGGTTCTATACTTGATAAGACACAAAGAATTATTGATAGCCAACCACAAGGTGGTAAAAGATTACAACACGTTGGTAATGCAATGGACCAAGTCAGCAAAGTATTCAATGATGGATACACAGAAATGACAAAGGGTTCAAGAGTATTAACTTACGTTGGGGCGATTGGACAAGAAGTTGGAACAGAGTATTGTAGAGTATTTGCTAAAGATATACCATACCTACAATATAACGACCTTCAAAAAACTGATGGTATTACAACTGAAGGTAGAAGATTTTCATATTCTGTTTTAGATAAGACATATAACCTTAACATTGCACCAAACAAACAAGAGGGTGGACAAGATTCATCTAACATTATTGGTACAATGAATAATGCTTATGCCAAGAAATATATGTTCTCATTGGAGAACTTGGCGTGGGCAACATCAAACTCACCAGGTCTTGCGGTTTCTGATTTGGCGGTATGTGAAAGAGGTCCTAATGGTGGTAGAGTTATGTGGTTCCCACCTTATAACTTAACATTTAATGAATCAGTTCAGGCGAACTGGACTCCAAATGATTTTATTGGTAGACCTGAACCAATCTATACTTACAAAAATACAAGTAGAACGGGTACTTTAACATGGGATATTGTTGTTGACCATCCGTCAATATTAAATGTTATTGTTAACAAGGTATTGGCAAACGAAACAAACAAAACAAGAGTTGATAGTATATTAGATTCATTCTTTGCGGGATGTAGAAAATATGATTTATATGAATTGGCCAAAAAATATTATACAATAAATCCAAACGATTTGTTTCAAATCCAACAGGCAATTACATCTAAAGAAATTACAAGAGAACAGATGCAATTTGCTGTTAGTACAATAACCGTGGATGCTCAAGTTGCGGGTGCAAACGGTGCGGGTAATGGAAGTGGTGGTGCAAACAGTTCAAGTACACCACCTCCTGGTAGTCCTGCGTATTTTATGGAAAAATATGCTCAAATTGGTTTTTATTTTGGTAATGATTTTCCTAAACCAAAGACATCACCAAATTATACCGAAGAATATAATAGATACACAAGTTCTACAAACAAAGCTTTATATGCTAGTAAATCAAATGGCACTCAATTAACTCGGGCGTTTGATACTATGGTCACACCAAATTATGTGATTGCACAACAAATGGCTATTGATATTGCAGAACAAATTAAAAATAGTGAAAGTGGTAGTGTGACACTTATTGTAGATTCAAGTTGCTCTGCACCACAAACTGAAGCATATAACCTAGCATTATCTACCAGAAGGATTGATTCTGTGATTAAATTTTTTGCTGAAAATGCTGCAACCAAAGATTATGTGAAACAACAAAAATTAATAGTAAAAAGAGGTCAGGGATTTGGTGAAACAACTAGTTCTTCTCCATTAGTTTCAAAAACAACCCAACCACCATATGCGTTACCACTCACACCAAATCTTCCCGCGGTAAATTGTACTGATACAAATGGTACTGTTGTTGGAGGTGATACCATGGCATCTACTGAAGTATTCACAACAAACGCAATGGCTTGTAGAAGAGCCTATATTTCAGAGATTAAATCAACCCTAAAATCACCACCACCAGCACCACCAAATCCAATAAAACAAACACAAACGGTTGTTACGGGTAATGTTGTTACTACAACAGAAAAGGTAAATACTACAGAAACAGTTGTAGTACCAAGAGATAATATTAGTAAAAGAGTTCTAAGAGCTTTATTATCTGAGTGTGATTATTTTGAAGTTATTAAGGAAGAAACTCCTATGGTTTTTGATAATCTTAAAGATAAGTTAAAATTCTTTGAACCTGCATTCCACTCAATGACACCTGAGGGACTTAATACAAGGTTAACATTTTTACAACAATGTATGAGACCTGGTGACACAATACCTGTAGTTAAATCTATTGGGGGTAGAGATGTTTTGGAATATAACAATGCCACAAATACTGCGTTTGGTGCGCCACCAGTATTGATTTTAAGAGTTGGGGATTTCTTTAATACTAAAATCATCCCAACAAGTTTGACAATTGCTTATGAAGGATTGGATATTAACCCTGAGGGTATTGGTGTCCAACCTATGATTGCAAAAGTGACAATGGCATTTAACTTTGTTGGAGGTAGCGGATTAAAAGAATCTGTCGACAAATTACAAAATGCGTTAACATTTAATTACTATGCAAATACTGAAATTTATGATGATAGAGCTGACCCAACAGATTCAAGCTATAAAGTAATTGATAAAGATTTCTTACAGTTTGCTGCGATAAGTAATGTTACCCCTCCAACAATTAACGATGCACAACCTAATAACGGTTTAAGTAATGAATCAACTATTGGAACTATATTAACTAACACTAGTAGTTTAAGTGCTCAAACAGGTACCCTTAGTTATCAAACATTTATGGATAAGTTTGTTACGGAAACACAAAATTATTTTACAAATGTTGTAAATAAAAGTAAAGAAACTGTAAACCAATATAATAACGCATTACGTCAACAATGGATGTTAGAAAGAAATTATCAACAAGGTAAATTCTTATTGACCGAAGATGGTGAGACGATTTTATTTGGTAAACCTTATAATCTTGAAAAAAGAATTGATACGGTTTTTGAAGATTTAATATCTGATATTAAAAATGACGATGATGAATTTATCAAATTTATTAAAGATAAAAATTTTGATTTTACAAATAAAACGATTAGACAAGTTAAAGAAAATTTCACCAACTTTGTTAAAAACAAAAAAGGTACGTATCAAAATGCGGTAACAACCATTACTCAAAGTATGGTTAATACTCAACAAACTTATGTTGCTTACATTGCAAGGGCAAATACAATTCCATATTATGTACCATCGTTTTCTGGAACAGGTACGGATGGTTCACAAGATAAAATTGGTAATGTTAAATCATTTGTCACAATACCAACAACAAGTATTGACACAAGTTCAAAAAATGCGTCAAACACATTAGAAGAATTGAGTTATGATATTGTAACTATTAAAAGTGCTATAACAGCATTTAATGCGGTTACAATGTCCGCATATACTTTTAGCTATAACACTAACACATATAGTGGTATTTTAGTATTTGAACCTAATTATCAATTACCGCAAGGTCAAAAAGTTTTTGTTCCATTTAATCAGTCGTCAATTTTTGAGATTGACTCATTTAGAAGAGAGTATATGTTACTTTCTGACGATGTTGTCGATTCAAAAAAATATGAAACCTTTAAAAATGCAATGATTGGTAATATAATTAATAATGTGGGATTACTTGGTACTGCGGAAAAAGGACCTATATTAATTGAGGCGTTTGATGAGTATTGGGATAGAAAGGCAAAAGGTTTATTTGAAAGTGAAAATAATATTACTAAAGAATTTATTAATAGTATTGAAAAAGAAAAATTACAAGACTTCTTGAAGTTCACACCATTCCCAACTAAGAAAAGATTGTTTACCTATACTACTGAAAACGCAGGAACAGACTCTCAAAAGACTTTGATTAAAGGATTGGGGGCAACTGAAAACTATAACACAAATAATAAAACGTGGAATGATGAAATATCTGCAGACGTATACGTATCAAAAGTAAAATTTAACTAATGGCATATCAATATTATAATAGATACAGTGACTTTCTTATTAATGGAGAACAAACTGTTGTGCCGTTCGTACAATTACCACAAAAAACAACTGACAAATCCTACATATATAAAGTGGCTAGAAGTAGACTAGATGTGGTTTCTCAAGAGTATTATAGTTCACCATATTTTAGTTGGTTAATTTTACAGGCAAACCCACAATTTGGAGGTTTAGAAAATAACATATTTGATGGGGCGGTATTGATTATTCCTTATCCGCTACTACCTTCATTACAGGACTATAAAGCATCTTTAGAAAATTATTTTTATTATTATGGCAGGTAACAGACCAGGAGACAATAGTGGAAATATATTAGTGGAATTTGATTACAATAACATTATTGTTGTTGACCCAAACAAAACTATTGATGCGTTTGGAAATATTCGTGAAAGATTGGTTGACCATGAAAAGATGGTTATGTTTGCCAACCTTGAAGCAGAACTTTTACCAAGAACTAAATTATCGGTAGGTGGTAGTCCTGAAGATAGAATTTCTATTCTTTCTATTGCCAAAATTAATTTTTTAAGACCAACCGAACTTACTTCACTGACAACGGGTTATTATGATGAATTGACAGGTAAAAGTACAAGAAATGGGTTAGGAGATAATCAATTAAATGTTAAGGATATTGAACCCATAAATGGTAATACCGCATATCAAAAAGTTACGGTTAATAACCCTGGTAATCAATCTACTGATAATGGATTATTAGGAATTACATCAATTAGAGTTACTACTAATACGTCATTTATACCAACTGTAAGTATGGAGTTGGAAGATATTCAAGGACGAGCATTATTTCAATTAGGTGATAATTCACCATATGCTGCGTTTTTTAATTTACCTTACCCACCATTTTATTTAACACTTAAAGGTTATTACGGTCAGGCAATAAAATATCAATTAAATTTAAAAACATTTAACGCCAGATTTAATTCTTTTAGTGGAAACTATTCAATTACTTTAGAATTTGTTGGATACAAATTTAACATTTTAAATGAGATATCGATGGGTCACTTATTGGCGGCTCCTCACATGTATAGTACAAGATTTGATATTTCTAAATCTGCAACATCACCTGAAGCACCAAATAAAAATGTTGAAGCGGGTACAAAACAAACGGGAGCAATATCAAAAGAATCCACCAATAGTACAAACAATATTGTAACTCAAATTGTTAGTGAAAGGGGTTATCAAAAAGTTGTTGAAGTTTATAGTGAATATAAAGCCAAGGGATTGATTGACCCTGATTTTCCTGAATTAACCTTTGCGGAGTTAATTAATAAGTTAGAAACTTTTGAGACAACAATAATAAATTCATATACTAAAGTTGACGTACAACCATTAACTAATATTAGGGCTTATAAAGAGACATTAACCAATTATTATAATGGGATTTATGGTAATCAAGATTCTTGGTTTAATATAAATTTAAATCCAAGACCAATCGTTTTAAAGGATGGGACTTTAGTTTATGCGTTTAATAAAGAAATATTAGAGGACCAAACAAAAAGACAAAGAGCTTTACAAGTATTAAGTGGGGATACAATTGCATTCAATGAATTATTAGCCTCAAATCCAACTTTAGGTGTGAATGGGATATCAAAAATTGAAAATCCAATTAATCACAATACGTATTTTATTAACGTATCTTTTGACCAAGTTGATTTACCAAAAACAGTTATTGAACAATCAAATAGGTATACACCAACCGAAACCGATACAAAATTAGTTAAAGAATATTTGGAGAAAAAAATATTTGTACCAACTCTTGAAACTCAAGAAGGGGGCAATACTAACCAATCGGTTAATGTTATTACAAATCCATTACTTGTGTTTAAGTCATCATCAACAACGGTTAACAGTGTTCCAAGATTTGAAAACTTAATCTATCAAATAGAGGCCGAAACTAATAGAAAATTAACAGAATATGAAACTGCGTTAACCGCTGATTTTTCTAGAAAAATTGAAGATACTAAAATAGGTCTTGGTTTTAAACCATCAATTAGAAATATATCTGCAGTTATTATGGCTTCCGCTGAAGCGTTCATTCGATTATTAGATGACGTTCACACAAATGCTTGGAATGTTAAGTACGACCCTGTAAGACAACTTGCAATTTTAGATAATCAATCATCGGCGCCTGGTACCGATACAAAGGGCAGTCTTCAAATTTCACAACAAGCTAAAAATGAAAATCAAGGATTATCCACAAGCCAAGAACCTGTATACCCATGGCCACAATATTTTGTTGAAACTCCTGAAGATAAAAAAGGACGTTTTCAATTAAAATATATTGCAGACCCTTCTGAAGTTAATGTAACAAAAGGTTATCTATATGATAAATGGCCTGAGGTTGAATTTGTTGAAGAGTATATGAGAGGACTAACTCAAAAGTTTAATCCACCCATCGCTCAAGTACCAACAGATAGTCAAGCAACCACAAATATTATAAACATTAATGCGATTGAATATCCATCAAATGGTATTGCGTACCTTAATAAAGAGGAAATTAAGTTTTTTTATGAAATATGGGAAAGACAATTTTTAACTTCAAACTATTCTGGATACATTAGAGCAAATGGTAATCAATTAAATCAATTGACGGACTTAGTTCTTAGCTCTGAAACAAATAATATTATAAGTAGTTTAGGTGTTAGTTCACCATTTTTAACTTTAAAGTTAAAAAATTATAATATAACGGCTGAAAACTATGTTCTATTTTTAGAAAACATATCTAACCAAGGAACTGGTAGGTCGTATCAAGAATTTATTAGAGATTTTTATGTTACACCATATATTAGAAATTTAACTGAAAATTCGTTTAATATTCTTACCACAAATCAATTGGGTAAAGAACCACAAAATAATGCCAAATCTGAAGCGTTATTACAGTTAGTTAAAGCTTCTAATAATACACCATTAATTATTGATACTTATCCGTTTACAAATCCGAATTGGGTGAGTGGTAATATGAGTCTTAGTAATCAGGCTCAAGGAGATTCAGTTTATAATACAAATCAAACTTTAACTGTTTTTAAACCGAGAAATGTAATTTCAAACTTTACAAGTGTTTATGATTACACAACCAATAGACCTGTTACTAATTTTTCGTATTTAAATGTTACCAACCCAATTACAGAAATTACTGCAACAAATTTAACAACATTTTTAGATACAAGAAAAAATCCTGATAAATTTATACCAACAGAAGGATATGTTAACCACTTTAGACCCGTCACCAACTTAACCACAGAAACAACCACAACAATGTTGAATACACCGTACATGGTTAATGCGATTCAAAATGGTGTTTATAATTGGAGAAAAAAAGATAAGTATCCTTATGTTCAGGCTGCGTATCTTTTCATAAATTCATTACCGTTAGCGTCTTTAAGAGAAAGATATAAAACATATGGTTCACCAAACGATTTAGATTATATTGCATCTTGTTTTAAAAAGTTTGGTGCGATTCACAAAATGCCATACGCTTGGGTATTAAAGATGGGTTCTTTATGGTATAGATATAAAACATACAAAACAACTGGCATTGATTTCCTTGACTCTGCTTGGAATAACTTTGATTATAAAGTTAACTTTGACCCAGTAACAAGTGCCGATACCAAAACATATACATTTCAATTTGATGGTGTTAAGAATATAAAATTACAAAATGTCTCAATTGTTACTAATTCAAAAATACAAACTGGATTTTATCCAAAAGTTATTAATGATTTTAACGTTTTTTATAATGGATATGATTTATATACAGGATATACTGACACAGAAATACAAACAAGTATTAATGGAGGTATGAAAGTATATAATTTTACAGATTCTAACATTTACCCAAATGGTTTTACTGGTACATCAATTCAAACATGGTCGGTAATTTTACCCGATAATTTAATTGATTTTGTTGCGTCATCAGGAACTTGTTCTCCAAATCAAAATACGACAGGGGTTAATTATTTTATTGTCCCTTCATTCGGTTCTTCAGTAAATCAAGTTAATGTTGAATGTTTACAAAATAACAATCAAATTGTACCAATATTAAATAACCCATCTGTTTATAATGGTTCTGTTAGATTATTATGGTCAGCACCAAATTATGGTTATTTTGATAATAATCAAATAGTTAAACCACAACCCGACTCTTATGTTAATCAAATTTTAACTGGTAATACAAAACAAGCGCCGTTTAAATTATTATTGGAAAATAACTATTCTAATATTGAAGAAGTGTTTTCAGTATTTGATAAAAGTATTTTAGATAAATTTGAACAAGAGTTTTTAAATTTTTCTAAACCAATATCTGACATAGATTTAGGGCCACAAGTTGTTGTCCCCGTTAATCAATCTCCTGTTGATAATAGTGCAACGTATAAAAACTTCCAATATCTATTTAGAAGTTTAATGTCTGTCAATGCCAAGGCGGGTTTAACAAATTCGGAGTATTTTAATACTCTTGGTGATAAACAACTGGTTACATTTTCAAATACGATTAAATCATTTATGGAATATGATGTGGTTTTAAAATATGGTAACCCTGCAAATTATAAAAGAAGAGTCGTTGATTCATTCCTCGCATCTAATGGGGGAAACAATTCAATTGTGGACCCAATTCAATTTGGTACATATATTAATAATACATTACCATCGGTTAATGGTGCGATTACTTTGGCTCAATCAAAGGCAACATATTCACAAGCTTGGTTGGCGTTAGAAACCGAAGTAGGGTTTTCAACAATAACCAATTTAAGATATACTAACCAAGGTTCATATATTACGGATTTCTTTATTGATAATAATATTGAATTCTCAGTCAATAATGTTGTGTTATGTTCACAACTTATTAAGCAATATGCCACTCAAAAATTAAATGTACCAACAATTAATAGTTCACAATTTAAAACAAACATCAACACTTATTTAGGTGGGACTGACGCCTTACAAAATATTTTCTTGAATCAAATATTAACAAAAGTGAGACTTGATTTACCTAATCAACAAGAGTTACCTGAAAGAAAAATACAGAGTGTTATTGATGGACAACAAAGTAAGGTTGAAAATTACGAAGTGTTTAAAGCCTTAAATGATAAATGGATTTCTGGTGGTGATTTTACAAACAAGACATTATTTGAAGACTTTTTATTCTTAGATAGAGCATCGAGAAATATTGGAGACGTTCTTCTTATTGATGTATTTGATTTAAAAAATACTTTAAAGGCTAGTTCCATTAATATGGAAATGAGTGTGTTCACATTTCTTAGTGGAATATTAATTAAAAACAAATTTAATGTAATGCCATTACCAGCGTATGTTAACTTTTATAATGTACAAGATGCCGATGGAACCACAATATCACAAAGTGCTGAAGGGTCTTTACAGTTTGCTGATAATATGTGGGGAACGTTTTTGGATGTGGACTACAGAAAATCAGGACCAAAAATGATTTGTTTCTATGCTGGTTTACCATCAAATTATTTAGACTTACCAAAGGGAAATTCTCGATATAGAAATGATGCCTTTGATTTAAGACGAGCATCAGAAAATCCATTAATTGAAAATCAAGTTGGAAAAAAAGATTGGGCGTTATCTAATAAATGTGTTGGGTTTAATGTTGATATTGGAACAAGAAATCAGAATGTGTTTTACTCGTTTAGTGTTTCTATGGATAGTGGTAAAGCAACTTCGGAGACAATTCAAACACAATTAAACATGGTAAACCAAGCAAATGGTAAAAATGTTGCAACCCAAAACGTTGGTTTGTATAATTTATACAAACAAAGAAGTTATAAATGTGATATTATTTGTTTGGGAAATGCATTATTACAACCTACAATGTATTTTAACCTTAGACATGTTCCAATGTTTAATGGTCCTTATTTAATTACTGAAGTTAATCACACAATAACTGCTGGTGAATTTCAAACTAATTTTTCTGGTGTTAGACAAGGAATTTATGATTTACCGTCAATAGATAATTTCTTACAAAGTGTTAATCAAAATCTTTTAACTCAGATTGAAACTGTAATTCTTGCCAATAAAGATAATGTTACTGATAAACCAATCACCAATATTAATAAAACGGCACAATTAACTCAATTAGGTGATAATGTTGGCGCGGCAACAAATACATGTACTAATAATTTAAATACCAATTATAGTACTTGGGGAAATTTTGTCGAATCTGTTACAATAGGTTTAACACCTACACAACTTTCCGATGCTATTAAAGCTAAAACAACTAGTACTGAAATACAAACTAGTATCTACTTGTTATGTTATGTTCTAACATTTAATAAAGATAGTTTTTATGGTTATAATAATAATTTTGCATCAGTTGTTTTGAATACTTATTGGGGGGAAAGTACAAAATATTTTATACAAAAACAAGCATCGTGTGTTAAACTTCCAAACTCATTGGGGGCTCCTACATCACAACCTATTGCCAATTTTGAAACCCTTGATAAATTCTTAGATTTTATGGTTGCAAGATTAACACCAAATATTAGAAGAATATATTATGGTGATAATGGTAACGCTCCGTTAGGTCTTTTGAAATATTATGTATGTTATTGGAAACCACCAAGTGATGGAATTCCAAACATACCCGAATCTTATTTTGACGCGAATCAAAATGAATTTAACACATTAAAAAGTACTTTTGATAAAGCTTATAAGTCGGCAGCACAAGTTGGATTAGATTTTGAATCTGCTAGAAAGGCGAATAAGAGTCAAGCTCAACAAATTGCGGACGGAGTTACGGGAGCAATTAATAATCTTAACACAACAAAACTTCCACCTCCAACATGTCTTCCACCGACAATTGTATCTTTCTCACCATTAACAGGTGTTACTAATACAATATTAAATATTACAGGAACTCATTTAGAAAGTATAACTGCGGTGACAATAAATAACGTTAAAACTACAACAGGAATAACTATTAATAGTAGTGTTAATATTGTTGTGTTAGTACCATTTAGTAATGCAACAGTACCACCATTTGTTTCACCAATGCCACAAAATAATATAATTGTTGTTAGTGGACCATATGGTAGTGGAGCAAGTTCAACAACATTTACTTATAACCCTTCACAAACAACTGCGGCACCACCAATAACAATCCCTGGAGCTCCACCTAATGTTAATACTCAACCACAACAAACGGGACCAATTGTTTTGACAGGAAAAACAACAAGTAATCTTAATGGAAGTGATGAAACACTTACTGTTGGTATAAATCCTGCGGCGGGTAATTGGGAAATTCTTTCAGAGTTTAACAGTTGGCAGTTTAAAATTGTCAAACGTGTTTTGGGACCAAATAATGTTATTGTTGAAGAAGTGTTAGACGAAGGAACTATTGAACAAGAATTCCGAATAAATGTAAGTGCTAATAAACAAAAATTCTTCTTGAGTGATTTTGGTTTGATAGCAGGAATAAAGGCGAATACTGGTTTAACAGATAAACAAATTGCAAGTGCGTCTGTTATTTATAACAAATTTGAGTTTGTTGCTTCGTCACCTGACAAATTTGTTAAATGGAGAACAACTAGAAATCCTGACGATGTGATTGACGATGTATATCAATCATTTACAATGCTATTAAAGTTCCGTTAATTTATTAACCTAATCATATATTTATATAGAAACATAATTATGGATATTAAATCAGCATTAGACAACTATCTTGGTAAATCTACAAGAATTTCTCAAGAAGATAACGGTGACGGAACTAAACAAGTTTGCGACTTAGATACAGGTGATTGTTATACTGTAAGAGAAAGAGACGGTCTTATTGAAAGAGCCGGCCACCAAACAACTGCTAACAGAAGAGTTAGAGTTGAAACTGCTAACGGTGTTAAACAATTATTAAATGGTTAATAACATGAACATAGATAAAAAAATATTAAGTGAAATTCAAAGATACAATAGTATCAACAAATATATAATGGAACAGGCGGCAGAACCTGCACCTGACGACTTAGGAGCTTTGGCACCTGAAGCGGGAGCGACACCTCCACCACCACCCGCAGAAGCAGGAGCGGTTCCACCACCACCTCCAACAGGAGAAGCAACACCAATTGATGTTGATGCTGACCCCGATGTTGAAAAAATTGATGACGATGGAAAATCTGATGAAGATAAAGACGAAAGTGAAGATAGTGAAGAACTTGATATCACTGACTTGGTTACCACTCAAAAAGATACTCAATCAAAACAAGATGAATACTTTGAAAACTTATTTGGACAATTAGGTAAATTGGAATCAAGATTAGGTGAGATGGATGCAATCATGAACAAGTTAAATGCTCTTGAAAACAAAATTGAGAAATACAGAGAAAAGACCCCACAAGAAAGATTGGAGTTAAGAAGTTACGACTCATACCCATTCAACCAAAAATTATCACAATTCTTCGATGATAAGTCAGAAGAGATGGAAAAGACGGGAAAAAATGATTATGTTTTAACACCTGATGACGTGACCGACATCAATGTTAATGATATTAAGAATTCTTTCCAAAACAAATCCAATGGATTTGAAGACGAGTTCAAATACAAATAACAAACACAATAATAAAATCGAAGGTCACTCAAAAGGTGACCTTTTTTTATTTGACAAATCGATAAAACTATACTATAATTGTAAAACAAATTAAACTTAATATATAAAAAACATGATGAGTTCATTAGACGCCGTATTGGCACAGTACGAAAAAGCACAACAAGGGGGCGGGGCCCAAAGCAAAATGTCGCAAGACGAAAGAATGAAAAAGTATTTCGCTTGTATCCTTCTCGACAAAGAGAAATCAGGACAACGTAGAGTACGTATCCTACCTACACCAGATGGTTCTTCACCATTCAAAGAAGCGTGGTACCACGAAATTCAAGTTGGTGGACAGTGGAACAAATTCTTTGACCCAGGAAAAAATGATAACGAACGTTCACCTTTGAATGAGGTTTACGAAGAGTTGATGTCTACGGGTAAAGAATCAGACAAAGAATTGGCAAAACAATACAAGTCTCGTAAGTTTTACATCGTTAAAGTTATCGACCGTGATAACGAAGCTGATGGTGTTAAATTTTGGAGATTTAAACACAACTATAAGAATGATGGTATCTTGGATAAAATCATTCCGATTTGGAGAAACAAAGGTGATATCACTGACCCTGAAAAAGGACGTGACCTTATTATTGAATTATCTAAATCTAAAACACCTGCAGGTAAAGAGTACACAAGTATCTCTACAATCATGTACGATGACCCAGCTCCTGTTCACGAAGATAAGGCACAAGCTAACGCTTGGATTAATGACGAGATGACTTGGTTGGATGTATATTCTAAAAAACCTGTTGATTATCTTGAAGCAATTGCTCGTGGAGAAACTCCAAAATGGGATAGTGATAAGGGTGGATATGTGTATTTAAACGATACTGAATCGACTACATCTATTGGTGGTAAAACAGCACCAATCGTTGACCCACAGGCTAACGACGAGGTAGACACTGAATTACCATTCTAATTAAACTGAGCTTGGACACTTACTTACACATAGTGTCCAAGCTCTTTTCTTTTATAAAAAAATAACACATGGAAAACAGAATAGGAAAAAGAATGTTTGAATCTCTTGTATTGAAATACGAGAGTGAAGTTGCTGAAGCTGAGGCAACATTAATGGTCTATATGGAGAACGCAGTAGGAATTGGAGAACACCCACAACATTTTGAAGAAATGGATAACTTTGTTGAAAAACTTACAAATGCTTCAGATAAACTTATTGCCCTAAAAGAATTTTATTCAAGACATTATGGCAATTAAGAAGAACGATTTTAGTTCAGTAAAGAAAAAATTCTCTACTTCGGCTAAGTACAAACCACAAAGATTTTTTGATTTAGGTTCTGACTTCTTGGATGCGGTTGGACTACCAGGTCCTGCAATTGGACACTTAAATATGTTCTTGGGTCACTCTGACACAGGAAAAACAACTGCGTTAGTTAAAGCTGCCGTTGATGCCCAAAAGAAAGGTATTCTACCTGTGTTCATTATTACCGAACAAAAATGGTCTTTTGAACACGCAAAACTTATGGGTTTTGAATGTGAAGAAGTTGTTGATGAAGAATCAGGAGAAGTTGATTGGGACGGATTTTACATCTTTAACAATAACTTTAACTACATTGAACAAATTACTGACTACATTAATAGTTTGTTAGACGCACAAGAAAAAGGTGAATTAGATTATAGTTTATTGTTCTTGTGGGATTCAGTTGGTTCAGTTCCTTGTAAGATGACATTTGACGGTAAAGGTGGTAAACAACACAACGCATCTGTATTGGCAGATAAGATTGGTATGGGTATCAACCAACGTATTTCAGGTTCACGTAAATCTGATTCAAAATATGAAAACACATTGGTTATTGTAAACCAACCTTGGGTTGAATTACCTGACAATCCATTTGGTCAACCAAAGATTAAAGCAAAAGGTGGTGAGGCTATTTGGTTGAACTCATCTTTAGTATTCTTATTTGGTAATCAAAAAGGTGCGGGAACAAACAAGATTACTGCAACAAAAGACAAAAGAAGTGTTAAGTTTGCAATCAGAACAAAAGTATCTGTAATGAAAAATCACATCAATGGATTGGGTTATGAAGATGGAAAGATTATTGTGACACCACACGGGTTCTTGGCAGGTAAAGAAGCGGCTGAAGAGAAGGTTTCGATTGAAAACTACAAGAAAGAATATGCAGAATATTGGAAAGATATTCTTGGGGTTAGTTCAATTGATTTTGAACTGAAAGAAGAGAAGGAAGATTGAGTTATTGTTTCACCATTTAAATCACAAATGTGATTAAGACATTATTAGTAGACGGAGATAATTTATTTAAGATAGGATTCCACGGAGCAAAAGACGTGTTTAACGACGGAGCTCATGTGGGCGGAGTATTTCACTTTGTGAGTGTACTCCGCAAATTCCTTGACGAACACAACCATGATAGAGTTGTTGTGTTTTGGGATGGTGATTCTAATTCATCCATCAGAAAATCGATATACCCCCA